TTCCGACGAGTTCCGCGCGTGGCTGGCGAGTAACGCGACAAAACAATAAAACAAGGAGGAAACAAACATGTACACAGGCTATATCGTAAAGGCAGGAGAGACCTGCAAGGACGAACGGGTAGCAAAGGCTATCAAGAACTTCAAGTATGAAAACGAGACGGTTATCTGCGTGGGGGAGGAGGGGTACATCACCGAGATAAATACACTGCGGACAGCCAAGAGCATCGTGGGGGAGCAGGCCAGCCCGGAGGCATATCTGGCGGCGTATCTGGAGAAGCTGAACAGCCCGGTGGAGGAGAATGGCGGGGAAGCGGAGTAAGGAGGAACGTGTACGCAGAATAAAGGGCGGGGAGAATTACTCCCCCCGCCGGATGTAGGCTTCCTCGGCACTGATCTGTGCCTGCTTGAGTGCGGCAACGGCCTTTTCAAGCTGTGCAATGGCGTCGGTGACGGCGTTGAACAGAGTGAAATACTCGGGCATGGGAACACCTCCTTTCTGCAAGCAGGATAGCACAGGTGGTGTGTCAGAAACGGTCGAAGGGTGTCGAGGGGCAAAAATAATTTGAGAGGAGAACGCGGCGAATGGAACCGTGGATGAAGGAAGTGCTTTTGCCCATCGTGCTGGCTGTGCTGGCAAGTAACGGGCTGTGGGCGCTGATAG